TATCATCCCACTCGTCTTCACGAATAATGCCTTTAGCAATAAGTTGAATCTTCAAAGCATCATTAAATATGCCAGTAAATCTTTTACGCAATCTGGCAATATACTTTGTAAACTTCAACTCATCTCGACTAATTTCAGAAGAACGACCTAGCTGGAAACCATCGCCAGACTTTAATCGACTTGTTGGCACATTAAGTGCCTGATATAATTTTTCTTGGAAATATTGGATGTCTTGGATTTCACCAAGGTTTTGACCACCTGGAAGTGTAGTAATTTCAGTACCTTTACCACCTTCGCGACGAGGCATCCAAAAATCTTCAAGCATTGATAGAAACTTACGATCGTCACGGACTTCGCCAGTGTTGGCATCGTAGACTACCTTATTACGATAACGATTCATTAAATCATTAACATATTGTTCTGCTTTAATCTTTGGCAGATTACCCACGTCAACATAAAATATTCTGCGTTCAGGCGCACGAGAGATACGATAGATAACAACAGCATCTTCGATCATCTTAAGTTGATTAACAGGTTTAATTGCCTTATGCAAATAAGACAACATCATACCAGTGTTCAAATCAACCATTCCCGAACCACAGTATAACACAGAGTCAAGACTTAGTCTAATACCCTGAGTCGTAGATTGTGTAATTCCTTTGTCGTTGTAGATATAATATTCTTCAATACCAACTACTACTTCAACACCTTTTTTATCTTTATCTTTTTTAACATTCTTACTGCGACGAATTTTACGTGGGTCGATTGGTCTTAACTCAACGATACCTTCACGTGGTTTCTTCTCATCAATAAGAATATGAAAATTTAATCTTCCATCAATATACCATTGACGAAAAATATCATGTCCTTTTTCGCTAAATTTTAGCAATTCTAAAACATTATTGAATTCTTCTCGTATCTTTTTCTTGATACCATCAGAAACTTTAACATCATCGGCTACAATTTTAACAGCTTCAACATCTTCTTCAACAACAATTGCTTCGTTTACAATATCATCAATTGCAGTATCACAATCTGGATATTGTGCAACTTCACGATAACGACGGATTAGGTCGTTTTCGTTTTTAACATTACCTTCCATGTCAACAACTAGGGAATAATATGCCCCAGCATTGACTGACGATGTTACCGTAGAACCATCGTCAGGAGAAGGCATTACCACTGAAGGTAACTGCTTCTCCTGTTTGCGTTTAATTTCAAAACCGAATAACTCAGCCATTATATATCCTCAATAATAAAAATCTAATCCCGTAGGATTAGATTGGGAATGTACCAACTGGTGTATTAACCGCAACACTAACACCGAAGCCAGAGCCTGATGTAGATGTATCGGAAGTCCAGTAGTTGTATTGGAATGTCACATCAAATGTTTCAATTTGGTTTGTTGTTTCATAATCCAATCCAATTGCTCCAACAGAGATTGGGTATGCGTCAATGAAACGATAGTTCTTAACAGTTGCGCCATTACGGTCCAACTGATTAACAGACATATCAACCTGATAGTCGCGTGGGTTAACACGACCATTAGTTCCTACGTTGTTTTGAATGCCGTTTGACCAGCTTTCAAAAGCATTGCGGATGTTGAAGTTAGTATCGTTATAGATTGTTACACTCCACTGTTCGAAAGTACGTTCGCCAGCCAAATTAATTTGACGACCACGATACTGCATAGCAATGTTTTCGATTGTAGATGAAGGTAGAGTTGTTGCTTTACATAGGAATTGACCTTGTAAACCAGCAACTGCACCTAGTGTTACGAACGATGGGAATGATAAGTCTACACGGAACTGATTAGGGCGAGCACCGCCTCCAATCAGTTGCGCTTTAAAGTCAGCAATATTTGCCATTTGTTATCTCCTTATATTCTCTATTTAGGTATTATCCACCGATCTCTGTGAAGTTCGCAGAAGTGCGAGCAGCAACAAAGTTCAGAGTAATAAAGTTGATAGAGCGAGCTGGTTTAATAAAGATGTCAGCCACAAATTGGTTGCTATCGATAACTTGTCCAGTGTTATTAGTATCATCGCACTTAACACGGAAATCGTTAATACCACGACGACCTTGAACATCACGGAGGAATGGTTCAACCATGTTAACAAACTGAGCACGAGTAAACGAATCGTTAAATTCGAACAACTGATACTTAGCAGCAGTTGCGATTGCTTTTTCTAGAACGATAAACAAGCGACGAACATTAATACGATCGAATGCGCTTGGTTTAGTTTGTAGAGTCTTATCGCCGTAAAGGATAATACCTTGTCCTGGGAAAGAAACAACTGGGTTTACGCCAGCCTTGTAAAGAGTGTCGCGATTTGTTTGATCAGGGTTATGAGCCAAACGAACAACATTCTTAATTTGTCCACGATTATATCCACCTGGACTCCACCATGGGTCATTAGAGTAATCAGTACGAGCACACAAACCAGCAATGTCAGCGTTCAATGGAACATAACGATACTTGTCGTTATAACGATCGTATTGATATTTGTAACCAGAATCCATAACAGCGTAGCTGTGAATAGTATTCATAGCATTACGGAAAGCAACGATTGCGTCAGTCTGAGTTGAAGTATTACCAACGATTGGTGAACCATCAGCAACTGATTGTGGAGAAACAAAAGCAACGGCATCAGCACGAGTCTTAGCCAAGTCAGCAATGAATGCAGCATTAGTTGCAGATGCTTTACCAGCGATAATCAAACTTACATCATAGAGTTCTGCATTAGAGAACAATGTATACGCATCTTGTTGGTTGGCATCACTGAAAGTGAAATCATCAACACCACCAGAAAGAGTAAATCCAGCTTTAGCATCTGTTTGAGCATCAGTATAAGTTACTGCGCCAGTAGCGTAAGAACCCCAGTTAGTAGTTGGAGAAACAACTTGTGGATAATCTAACCACCAGATATATTGTGAGTTGCTATTAATTACATCTTTGTAGAAGTTATTAGTTCCGTCTGGCTTTTTAGCATCACCTGCTTTAGAAACATAAGCGAACTTCTCAAGAACAGTTCCTGGAGTTCCAGTCCAAACACCAGTACCATCAACAACGATAATATGGAGTTCGTCTTTAGAAGCGCCAACGCTAGTAGCGTAAGTAGAAGTTCCTGGAGCAGAATCAAACTGTGATTTATATGTCCAAGTTGAGTAAGTAGCATTGTCAGCGTAGGAAACAATTATACCATTACCTAAAGTTCCTGGATATTTTGCGCCAAATTCTCCAAACAAACCTTGTCCAGTTGAAAAACTTGTTACATAGTCTTCAGAATTTTTAATCTTAACACCAGTTGTATTTGGCGTGCCAACAGTAACAGTGGCAGTAGTTCCTGAAGGAGGAGCAGCGATTGTTACAGTAGGAGTAGCAGCATAACCAGAACCAAAAGTTCCAATAGTAATACCAGTAATAGTTGAAGTGCCAACAGTTACAGCACCTAAAGTAGCTGATTGGTTTGCGCCAGAAATTGCTACAGTTGGAGTTTTAGTATAACCAGAACCACCAGTAACAGTGATAGAAGCGATTGCACCGCCAGAAAGAACAGCAACACCAGATGCGCCAGAACCAGTAGTATCACCAGCACCACGAGTAACAGTAATATTAACTGTTCCGCTATATCCAGTACCACCACTAGAAACAGCGATCGCAGTAATTGCGCCACCAGAAAGTGTGCAAGTAGCAGTGGCTTGAATACCACCAGCCTCGTCTGGGGCAGAAATTGTTACAGCAGGTGCTGCAGCAGTTGAAGTATATCCCGAACCAGCAGCATTAATTGCTAGTGTAGATAAACCACCAGATTTAATGTGAACGGCATTTCTTAAATTTGTTCCATCAGCACGAACTGTCAACAAGTTATTTGTGTATGACAAAAAGTTTGCAGCGGAAAAGAATGAGGTAAAGTTGGAATCGTTAGGTTTTCCAAAACGCTGAACCAAAATATTCTCAGAAGAGATGGTAATTGGTTGCAGAACTGGACCCCAAGCAAAAGAACCTGCAAAGGCACCAACAGAAGAACTAACTGCTGGAACGATTGACGAAAAGTCTTTTTCTACGACTGCAACACCTGGACTAAGTTGAAAAGGCATTGTAATTCTCCTTGTTACATGTACATGTTATTTGTTTGTGCCATTGAAAGTTTAAGCATTCACTAGATTATTTAGTTTTTTAGAAGTTTAGAAGAGGTTTTTCCTCTGAACCCTGTCCGTCTGCTATAAACCCAAATGGCGTTAATTCATTTTCAATCGCTTTTATTCGAGACCTATAAATTAAGTCCCTTAGATTGATATCATTTAAATCTTTAAAATATGGCTGGGTAGTTAGCCAACCAAATAAAACCAAAGTCATTACTAGATCGTCACAGTACCCATCATCTGCTGCATAAGAACCCTTTGATTCGATGAAAGTCGTAATTTCTGAAATCGTATCGGCATCTGGAATCAATAATTTTTGTTCCTCGACCATAGTTTTCAGGTTCATACAACCAATTCGTTTTACCTTTCTATCAGTGACCACACCCAACTGGGCACGACCACCACCGAAACCACCAGAAACTGCTTGTCCTTGGGTGTTTCTATTCACGAACAAAAGGTTATCATATTCTAATTCGTTGTGCAAAATGTTAGCAACCTGCTCACTTATATTTATCTCTACTAAAATGTAGGCATTATTGTATTCTTTGGCAACCTTGTAGATAAAGTTTGGATACAGTAAAGCTGAAACATCGTTCTTTCTAAACTTGGCAACCTGTTTGTATGGTGCTGATGTAATATCAATAACAGAGAAAGCTGAGTAGTCGCCCTCAACACCTGCCGAGACATCGGCAATTAACACATAAGTGTGTGGTGGTTTCATTACTGGCTTACCGAAGTTATCGAAGTTGCCAGATTCCATTTCATAGACTGGCTCTTCAAACACATCTAGTCCATCTTTCGAGAACATAGGATAAGTTGGAGACATAGCACCAATAACATCGGCATTGATCAAAGTCATTGCCGAGCCGAGGAATTTACATAGTACCTCTTGGTTAAACTTCAGGTCGCCAAGAATTCCCTTTTGTTCATCAGCCCATTTCTTATCACGACCTGGAATTTCCCAATAAGGAATAAAACAGTTTACGAATCCATTACGACCATGTTCGGCATCGTTCCAGAATTTCCAGAAATGATTATATCCAAGTGGGGTACTAGATAACAGGATCTTTGTCGTTTCGCCAGCTGAAATTGTAGGATAAACAGAAGTAAAAAACTGCTCAGCAACAGTATTGGGAATGATCGCAGCTTCATCGACATATAAAAGATTAACAGATTTACCACGAATACCAGAAGCAGAAGTAGCAGCAGTGAATACTTTGGATCCATTTTCTAACTCAATATCTCCTTTATTCCAACCACGGATACCTTGTTGCATCCAGATAGGAAGTCCTTCGTACATAGTTTGATAACGAGTTAAAACTTCGCGAGCAGCTGTTGCTTTGTTGGCAAGAATAGCAACTGTTTTTGCTTCTTGAAACAAAGTATACCAAAGAATGTAGGCAGCAGAAGAAGTAGTCTTACCTTGCTGACGACCTTCCATAAGAATAACTTTTCTATTCTCGTGGATAATTTTTAACTTTTTCTTTTGACACTCATAGAGTTTAAACAACTGAAGACCATGGTCAAGAGTAACAATCTGACAGTAGTTTTCAATGAAGTAAATATAATCAGTCTTACACCTAATAATTTCCTGTACCTGTTCTGGAGTATAGTTGACCTGTACTCCAATCGACTTCAGATTGGGATTAGCATTATAAAAATCAGTCATTATTTAAAAGGTATCGTGCCAAGATTCAGTAATAGTATTCGTTGTAAAATCGCCAGTGGCAGTATATTTCCTGCTTGGCTGAGTATCATTGATAAAGACAGTAGTAATTGGACCAGCGTTTGTAACTGGACCATAGAAATTAGACTTAACAGTAAAGTTTAAAGTATATGTTACAAATCTTCTTTCTTGAAATGTCCCATCATAGTTATCTTCAATATTTACACTGTTTAAAATAATAGGAATATCCATTGTTAGGTCTAACTCTGGAACAGCGTTAATACTTAGGGTAAACTCAGGTGTAAAGAAAGGAAGAATTTGTTCAATAATCTGAAGACAATCTTCTTGCGTTTTTGATATAACATATAAAGAAATATCAAAATTATAAGGAACAGGACTATATGATTGATTTACTGTTGTTGGTGAAGTGTTACTGTTATTGGCAGTAATTTTATTCATACGATTTGTTTTTCTTGACGCATCGTAGGACATACCAGTAATTTCAAAAGACATTCTTGGAAGAGTAATATATGTGTGCTTTTCCAATGCTGGATCTTGTTCAATACGAACTAACCATTTTTCTTTTGGAGCATAAGTTAGAGGAATAACCAGTTCTTGGCCAATCGTTCCATCGTTTTTCTCACGCTGAATTTTAATATTACTGAATAGACTACCGAATGATACGATAACTTTACGAGTCAATCCGTGATAGAATGGTGGGATATTAAGCATTATTGAATATCTCCGAACGGATTATTAACATTGAACACAACATCAGTTGCTTCTGCCTTAAATTTAATATTGTCACCAAATGAGTTTGGTAAATCTGGATTAGATTCAATAGTAGCAACCGCAGTAGCTGGCGTACCAACATATAATAAAATAGCAGAACCATTGGCAGCTGAACCAGTAGTATGAGTTGGTGGTGTTGCTCCAAGTGTTCCTGCAGTTGTAACTTTATATAATTTATTACTGTAGGCAATATTTACATTAGTATTTACTGCAGTCGTAGCTGTCCACCAAGTTCCAATAGTTATAGATGGAGCAGTGTCATAACCAGTGCCAACATCTACAATATTAATTGCTGAAACTGCACCAGATGTCATTACTAGAGAAAGAGATGCTGGTTGGAAAGCAGCAGTTCCGCCACCACCTGTCAATGTAATAGTTGGTGTGGTTGTATAACCTGAACCTGCATTAGTAATATTAACATGGGTTACTGAACCAATCGCATTTCTTGCGTAGTCAGTATCGTAAGTCTTAAGAGTTTCGAACACATCAATATCTTTAAGACCAGTGTCAATATGTTCAGAAGCATACTGGAACAATTCAACATTAAGACGATAAACATAAAGTTTACCAAGCTGATAGAATGGGTCTTGATGTTGAACAAACTTAATTTCAAATAGACCTTTGGTCAAAGGAAAATATAATAGATCGCCTTCACATGGTCTATTTGGTAATTGAGTCTGCCCGAAACGACCAACGAGTTGATCCCAACGGCGACGAGCAACTGTAAGAGTTGCTGACTGTTCCATCATTAAACCAAACTTTTCAATGAAAGCACCTTGACCTTCAAATCCTTGATTGGTTTCAAGATACATTTCAATACCATATGCTTCCTTAAACTCAGACAGTCTATCCTCGCCAAGAATATTATCTTTGGCTACGAGAGTTCTTGGGATATAGTAGAAATCTTGCCCATAAATCTGCATTGATTCAATGATAATATCTTCAAGAAGATACTGTTCATTGGCAGTTCCTTGGGAAAAGTAGACATTGCGTGGCATTAATTACCCCATCATAAAGTCGAGTGGAGCAGATTTATTTTGTAGTTCGTCTTCGAGTGCTTTAATTTCGTCATTCGCTTCGCGATATAATAAATTACCATCCAAAGTTACACCGCCTGGAAGTTGTAGTCCAGAAAACTTTTTAAGGTTGGTTCCCCACTGACGCTTAAACAACGCAGTAGTATAACGCTTGAGCCATGGCTCATTCCAGACTTTAGAGAATTCGTTAGGATCTAAACCACGATATGCTTCAACGATAACATAATTACCGACATCAATTTTTTGACCATTGAGCCAGTCGATGTCAATTTGTAATCTGTTTTCTAAACGATTGAAGCGATAGATAGGTTTACCATTAAGCAACAAGTCCAAAGTAGCCAAGTGTTGCATAACAGTTGTGTAGTAAATCAATGAGGTACTAGACAAATCATAAAGGTCGTTCAGACGCAATTGATATTGTAAGTCAAAAATTGATTTAGAAGAAGATGTTCCTTGGAACAATGGCATAACTCTTGTTACACCATAAACTGAATCAGCGATAGGAATATATCTATTCTCAATATCGCCAGGAGTAAACCAATCTGTATCAGTGCTAATTGTTCCAGTAACTGTTGCGCCTGAAGCATTAACACCTTTAATAGTTTCTCCAGGAGTAAACATAACTGTTGGTCCAGTTGGGCGACCAGCAACAACAGGAATTAAACGAGCAACATAAAGTAAAGATTGATCAGTGTTATATGGTGTAACACCATTCTGTGATCCATAAACAGTTGCCGAAACACCTGATGTTTGTCCAACAATTTTAGAATTACCAGCAAAAGATAATCCGTTATTGGATGTAATCTTCATCGTTGAAGCAGTAATTTGATGCTTCAAATATAATTTTTCAATGCCATCATAGTGGTAAAGACGGAAGATATCTAACGACTCATCAATACGATCTTCTAATTGATCATCGTCCACATTTATCTCAAGCACAGGTGCGCCAAGATTGCGTAGGCAATAATTTTTAAAATCGGCTCTAGTTGCTGGAATCGCCATATTAGTTTCCTAGTTTTGCTTTTAATTCTTCGATTTGTTTTTGTTGCTCTTTGATTGCTTCAACCAACAATGGGATAACTCTTTCATAATGAATAGTTAGATAATCGCGACCGATTGGAGCTGGAACAACAACTTCTGGCATAACAGCTTGAACCTGTTGAGCAGATAAACCAACTTCTTGTTTAGTAGAATCATATCCTAACTCTGCAGCAATTTCGTTTGCATGGTAGTGAAAACCATCAAGAGAAAGAACTTTCTCAAGAGCATTCTGAATATTACCAGTTTTAGTCTTTAAACGATCGTCAGAGTAATAAGAAGTGATTGCGTTAGTTGCACGAATTTCTCCAGAAGTACCAGAAGCAGTAGTACCAACACCAAGCGATCCACCTGTACCATTAATTGCGATAGCAGTAAATCCAGCAACTGATGTAGTAGTTGAACCGCCAGAGATTGATGTAGAACCAAGAGTAAATGTAGTTGAAACAGTTGACCACTGAACGCCAGTTCCAGTAGATTGTAAATATTGTCCGTTAGTTCCAACAGAAGCACCAGCAGTTAGAGTACCAGTTAATGTTCCACCAGAAATAGTTTTATTAGTAAGAGTTTCGCTACCAGCCAATGTCGCTAAAGTACCAGTTGTTGGTAATGTTACAGCAGTCGTGGCAGTGGCAGTTAGAGTTGTACTAAATGCTCCTGAAGTTGCCAGAGTAGAACCATCTGCCAATGTTAAAGTAGCAGAAGTTGCTGGAGCAGTAATTGCTACTTTGTTAATAGAAGTCGCAGTAGCAACACCCAATGCTGGTGTTGTTAGAGTTGGACTGGTAAGAGTTTTATTAGTTAATGTCTGAGTAGCAGCTAATCCAACAAGAGTATCAGTTACAGCTGGTAGTGTTATAGTATTTGTGCCAGCTGTTGCTGCTGCTTGTAATGTAATAACACCAGAAGTAGAACCAGCGTAGTTAAAACCAGCACCTTTAAAATAACCATATGTTCCAGAAAATACACCAGTAGTTTCAGTACCATTTAAATAAAACTCCATATTTGAGGAGTCGTTCGCTAAAACCAGCGCAGCGTTTTTATCTGTAGTTTTGTAGTAGTGGAAACGAAGACCGATATCTTTACCATCATCAGATGTTAAAGTTCCACCATTAGAATAATGTAATTCTAAAATGGAGTCAGCATAAGTTGTATTAGTTGATGAAACGGTATTAGTAGTACCTTGAACAGTTAAGTTACCACCTACAGTTAAATCATTACGAACAGTTGTTGTTCCAGAACCAGAAGCACCCATCGAAATAGTAGTTGCTGCTTGACCAATATTAAGTGTTGTAACATTGGTGTTAAACACAGAAGCAGTGGTACTCGTTGTAGCAATAACTGGAGATGAGCCATTAAGGTTCAACGCAGTAGCATTAGTTAATGTGACTGTTGGGTTGGCGATAGTCGCAGTACCAGTAGAAGCACCTAATGCTAAAGTTGTAGCAGCACCACCGATATTAAGTGTAGTCGCTACAGTATTAAATAAGTTTTGTGTAGTCAACGCACCAACAACAGTTCCTGAGTTAATAGTAGTTGTCCCACCATTAGAAGAACCAATGTTAATATTAGTTGTTGAACTTGCTGCTGCGCCAGTACCGATGTTTACTGTTTTAGTATTACCAGAACCTGTTGTGCCAGTCGATAAGTTTGTTGTAGAAGAAGCAGTTGAACCATATCCAACTGTTAGAGTTGTTGCACCAGCAAATAAAACTGGAGCAGTTGGTGTTGGGAAATATGAAGTAGAACCAGATGTTCCATCTAAAGAAGTAAATCCAGCAAAGTCAGTAACAGTAGTACCAACGGAAACTGCAGTAGAACCAACAGTAAAGTTTGATGTAACCCAAGATGGTGCAGTAGAAGCACCAGTAGATTTTAATACATAACCAGCAGTTCCTGGAGCAATAAACGCAGTAGTATTAACATCAGACTGATAGACAAGATAACCAGCAGAACCACCAGTAATATTTACTGCGTTTGTTGCGTTTGTTGCAGTGCCAGTTGTTAAACTAGAAGCACTGACCCAAATTGGAGTTCCTGACCCAGCAGATTGTAATAGTTGACCAGAAGATCCAGCAGCAGTTAATGCTAAACCGCCAGAAGTAGAATAAGTAACAGCACCAGCTACAGCAGACAATGATGACCCAGTACCACCATAACCTAAACCAACAGCATTACCAGACCAAGTCGAACCAGTCGATAGTGTTTTATTCTGTAATGATTGTGTAGCAGTTAAAGTAACAACAGTCGCACCACCACCAGCAGTTGAACCATCATGGATACGAATTGTTTTTACATCAGTGTCGATTGTAAGTTCGCCCTGCGCTCCAGTGAACGCATTGTTCTGAGTAGTTGTACCTCTTCGAAATTGGACTTGGGATGACATTTATATTTTCCTCTTTGGTATATTTATGCTTGCGCTTCTGACCAGAATAAGTTAATGTTTACATTGGCAGAACCACCGCCAGCAGCAATATTTTTAACGACAATTGCCAAGACATCGGGACCATCTGGATAATTATTATATCCACCAATGGATGAATTTGAAAGTTCTTTCAACTGCCCCAAGTCAATTTCGGCAAATCCGTTTGGTTGACCCAGAGTCGAGAAAACCTGTTCTCCTGGATTGGCGACAGTAGTAACTGAAGTCGATATCTGAGAGAATGAAGGTTGAGAACCCAATGCAACAGTATTAACAGATGTCCATGTCAAATCGGTATATGCTGAAATGTTTGATGGATTCAAAATGCCATAAACTTGAACAGAAGCATCAGACTGAATCTGTAATTTTTGTAGTAACAACAATGAACGATTAATCAAATCGCGGTCGCCCAGTGTTCCAGAAATAGAGTTAGAAACTGCAGGAGCCAAACGAAGGAAGAATGCAGTTTTTGATTGACCAGTTGTTAGAGTAACTGTTGATGGTGTATAGTTAAAGTAATAACCACGATCACTATCGAATCCACCATCCATAATATAAGAAGATCCCCAGTGAGCAATGGTAGGAGAAGCAGTACAGCTAATTAAAATTACAGATGTTTTCAATGCTGCGCCAGCACTATGTGATGCAGCAGAACCGCCAGTAAAGTTTCTTGTTGTTCCAGAAGCAAACCAAGAAAGAGTTGCTGCTCGAGTACATCCAGTTAGAGTATTACTAGAAATACCAGTATAGTTAATAATTTCGTTTTCAATTAGCACTGTTCCACCAGTAGAAGGGAAACGAGAAGCATCAACTAGAGGAATAGATGTTGCTGAGTTTGTGATATCCGAAGCAAGAGTAGAAACTGCTGATTCATTTTTAACTTGATATCGAACAGACATGTTACCTGTTCTCATGTACGCTTCATCGTTTAAGTTGTTTTGTTTCATACGATGAGCAACAACCATGTTACCATCTGCGCCACGCATCATAAAGTCAATAAAACCAGCACCATACCATGAGAAAGAAATTCCCATCATCTGCATTTTATTTAAGTTTACATTATACCCAGAGAATCCTGTTCCATCCATTTTATCAAAGTTAAACTGAGATTGAGGAATTCTTTGGTCAGATGTTAAAACAACTTTAACACCAGATGATGTATTTAATCCACGATAAGCAGGGTTAATTGTCATGGTATTATCATCAGTAATCGTACCAACTTTATAAGTCATACCACGAATAACAATGTTATCACCAACTTTTAATTGTTGGGTAAAACGACATGAAGAACCAGTAACTGATTGTGAGTTATTATTTACAGTAACTGATCCTGAAATTTGATATGTTGAAGAACGCTTAACAACTGCCAATTCTTTACCATCATATTCCCAGAAAACTCCATTCTGTTCATCGAATGGACCGCATCGAACAGTGGCACCTGACCAGTTAGTACAAGTAACACGAGGGAATGAAGTGAGAACAGCAGAAGCAGAACCAAGCGTGGCAGATGCAACTACTTGGAATGATGTTTCGCTTGTTATCGCATAGATACCATATGTTCCATTATATCCAGAAGTAAGAACACCACTAACTACAACAATTGCACCAGCCTGAAGACCATGGTCAATTTCAGTTGTAATTGTAATTAAAGAACCTGATGCCGTACCAGATGCAGAAATTTGATCAAGGTTTAAAACTGGGTTGAACAAAACACCAGATGTCCAAAGCAATCCTTTACCAGATTGATAACGCATATACTTTTTAGTTTGACGAGAAATCGACGCACCATGACATGGGTTAAAGTTACCAAGCTGAACACCACCATCAAATGGTCGATGTAAAGTAAACGCATCAGAACGAGTATAAATGTTTGCGGCAATTGCTGAGTTAGCAACAGCACCGCCAACTCGAGCAGTAAAAGTAAAAGTAGTCGATGATGGAACTGTTTCTGCGAAAAAGTCTCCAGTTAATAAACTATGATTTGTTCCTGAAGAAGTAGCAACTGCGACTAATGGAGATCCTGGGACAAGACCATGATTTGCTGAAGTTGTTACAGTAATTACTGATGGGGAAGCTGCGTTTGAAGTAATAGAAGAAACTGCTAAACCTGCGCCAGTATAAAAACCACCTTTACGAGCGTAAGTGCTTGGATTAAACAGCGATTGTCCGTTTGTTCCAACAATACCCTTTGAGTAATAAGTAAAAGTTTTAGTTGTTGGAACAGTGTTAACAACATATGAACCTTCTGCTCTTGACGCAGTGCTAGTTCCACTTAAACCATAAACAATAACAGGGTTAGCAGCACTTAAACCATGATCTGCTGAAGTTGTTACTGTAATTAGTGAAGGAGATGCGCCATCTGTTGTTACATTAGTAACAAACAAGTCAAGACCTGGACGCTCATAAATGCCTGGAATATTTCTAATATCCGCATAGTTTGTCCACTTAGTAGGCTGTAATCCATATTCAAAGTCAGCGTCAATTAGTGACTGTGGATTAGAAACACGCTGGCGTTCAATCGCATCAACACCGAAGGCATATGGGCGAACAATATTACCAATGTTTTTAGGAGCATCAGTATAGATAGAAATTTTATCAGATGAAGTATATGAAGAAGTATCAGCAGAAAAAGTTACAGTTGATACACCTTGTTGTTCTGAATAAAATGTAGTATTATCTGCGGGATCGTAAGAAATAGTACCACTGCGAGTTGGATCGCCAATCGCATACATGTTTGCTTGATTGGTTTTGTTTGCGATAATCAACAATTGAGTTAAATCGCACTTTCCTGGAAACTTTAATGTTCCATTACCAGCAGTTCCTGGGCTAAAAATATATTTTTCAATTAGTTGGCGAGCCATGTTATTCCTTAGAATCCAAAAATAATAGAGTATCCAAGATAATCAGTTTTAACTGATTGATCCAAGTTACCCAATGATATAATACCTGTAAAACTTAAAATGCCTAGATCATATACATAGTTATTCGATCCAGTAACCGATCCTTCATCTTCAGTAATAGAAGCAGAATCATAAACAAATCCAAGATCAGAAGCTGAAGACGCAAATACGGCAGAAGCAATTTGCGCATTAGATGCAGCATTGACCCAGTTTGCTCCATTATATGTTAAAACTTGATTCGTTGTTGGGCTTGATAACGCAACATCAGAAAGTGATGCCAATGTGCTTCCGCCAGGAGTTGCCCAAACAACACCTGAACCAGTAGATTTTAAAAACTGACCATTAGAACCAGTATTACCACCAGCAGTTAGTGAGCCAGTAAGAGTTAAGTTATTGGCTGTCGCACTATTTATTGTAGGACTAGTAAGTGTTTTATTCGTTAATGTCTGTGTTCCAGTAAGAGTGACAATAGCACTAGGTGCGACAATAGATGAGAGTAATGTATTAGCCATTTATTATCCTATGAACGCAACAGACCACTGGTCGTTGGCATCGAATGTAACAGTACCTGCAGTAACAGTTAATTTAAGCGTGTCGTTTGTTGCCATTTTAACAATTGCAGAACCGCCCATATGGAATGATGTTGAATTCCCTGCCCATTCTAGATAAAGTTGGGTTGTTGTAGTACCACCACTTACCTTTTGGACTTGAATTGCTGATGTACTAGCAGAACCACCCCATCTTGCCACAAGACCAACTTGATATAATCCTGCTACTGGCGCAGTAAAGACACCAGTAGTTCCATTTAAGTTAGAACCTTGCTGATAATCAACAACCCAGTTACTGCTAGTAAGCGTATTTGTTGCGTTAATCGCTGTTGTTCCACCACCATAAACACGGAATGCTGGACGAGAACCACCTTGAGTTAAGTTACCAGCAATTACCAAATCTCCGCTATCACTTAGGTTGAATAGTGAAGCAGTATATGCATTGTTAATAATTTCCAATGCACCAGTGCTGTTTATCCTAAACCACTTGCTTGGGTTAGTTGCGCTACCGTATCCGTTTGTGGCAATTAAGAAGTCATGATAACCAGTACCACCTTTGCTGTTATAACCAGCAAGGTTCAGAGTAGAAGTAGAACCTGCGCCAGTATAGTTTAGTGTAACTAAACCAGAAAAAGTTGGAGTTCCAGATAATGTGCCTGAAAGAGCAGCACCATTAATAGTTGGTGTTGTTAGAGTTTTATTTGTTAGGGTTTGTGTACCAGTAAGCGTAGTAACTGTTGAGTCGATAGCAATAGTAACAGCAGAAGAACCATCGAAAGATGTTCCAGATAAACCAGTACTAATTGTTAAAGCATTTGTTGTACTCGCTTTAACAGTAATCGCAGCAGAACCATCAAAGTTTACACCATTAATAGCACGAGCAGTTGCCAAAGTAGTGGCAGTCGATGCGTTACCTGTTAATGCACCAGTAAAACTTGTAGACGAAACAGATGTCAAACCAGCAAGAGTTGTGCTAGAAGCACCAAGCGCAATCGCAGTTGTTCCAACTGTTACTGAACTGTTTGCGAGAGCTGTATTTGGAATGCTTGACAAACGAGCATTTGGTAATGTTCCGCTTGTAATGTTTGTAGCATTTGTTGTATCAGTTGTTGCTGATGTTGCTAAACCAGTAATTTTACTAGTAGCAATAGAACCAGCCAACATAGTATTAGTAACAGTGCCAGAATCGCCTGTTGTTACAACAGTACCAGTTGTAGCTGGCAAAGTAATAACAGTACCAGTGCCAGCAATAGCAGCTGGGATAAGTTGAATTGTTCCAGATGTAGAACCTGAATAGGTTTCACTAAGAATACCAGTCAACGCTAAATTACCAGACGCACGATTTAATGCAACTGCAGTAGTACCAATATAAACAGTTGAATTGCCTAAAACTGTTGAAGGAATTGTTCCTGTTAAGTTACCAGCAGTAAGCGATGTTAAGTTTGCGCCAGAAACAGCACCGAAAGAACCTGACCAAGTACCAGAAGTAATTGTTCCAACAGAAGTTAGAGAAGAACCAGTAACACCTGAACCAAGAGTCGTTGAGTTTAAAACTGAAACATTATTAATTTTAAATGATTTACCAGTAGCAATATTCCAGTTTTCTGAAGATGTCCAGTTATTATTTGCGCTATCCCAAATAATAGTTTTATCAGTAGCACCTTTTAATGTGATACCACCACCATCTGCTGTAGTGTCAGTTGGTGTTGCTACCTTGCCAAGTTCAATATTTTTATCTGCTACTTGGATTGTTGTTGCGTTGATTGTTTCTGTGGCACCATTAACAGTAAATGTTCCAGTAACAACCAAGTTATTATTAACAGTTGTAGTACCAGAAGAAGATCCGATACTAACAGTAGTTGCTGCACCACCCATGTTTAGGGTAGTAGCATTAGTATTAAATACGGAAGCAGTACCAGTGCTAGTTGTTAATAGAGTAGGGGTGGTAATAGTTAGCGCACCACTTCCTTCCAACTGCATTAGGTTTGTGGTTCCACCATACCACTTAAAGAAATACCCTGAAGATGCGTTTGGAAGACCATACCAGATTGTTCCACTTTCAATACCAATAGCATAATCTGCGCTACCACTGCTAATAGCAGGATATAGAAGTAGCTTTGTTCCAACACTTGAGGAAGTAAATTGTGGAGCAGCGACACCGCTACCTTGCCAATTAATTCTTTGGGTTTGTGTTCCAAGAGTTTGTAAACTTGAATAAACTACACCAGAGTTTAGTGTGTTTCCAGCAAGACCACCTGCTTGAGCAGTAATAGTTCCACCACTATTAGTAATAGAAGAACTATCAGCATTTGATGCTGTTGTTTGAGTAGTGTTATCGCCGAAACGATATGTATAAGCATTAACAGCTGACCACTTATATGTTGTGTTGCCAAGAGCATAAGTGTTATTTGTGTCAGGAATTAATCCTTGAGGAAAACTACTAAAGTTATACTGAGTTCCACCAGAACCAGATCCACCAGTTGCGCCAATTTGCGAATAAACATTCCAGCTACCACCATCATACATAAGTGTAACTGATGCGCCAGCAATATCTATTGTTAAATCTTGTGGTTGTCCTGCGATTGGGTTTCCGTTACGACCAACATAAAGCGGAGTTGTTCCAAAATTATTATCATCCGCAATAACGACAAACTGTCCAGTTAATGGAGATGCTGGTAATGTTATTGTGAAAGCACCTGCGCCAGTGTTTGCTAAGTAACCACAGTTAGCAGTTGCCGTTGTGTTTGCAATAACTTTTGAAAATGGACCAGTATAGGCTGTTGGTTGAACACTACCATCAGGAAATGTTAGATTACCATTAGTTCCGTGTGTCCAAGTATAACCATTCGCTGAAAGAACGAGGTTACTACCACTAGGAGCATAGATTGTTCCGATGGTTGGAGTTGTTAGTGTTTTGTTTGTTAGGGTTTGTGTGCCATCTAATGTGACAACAGTGACAATGGCATCATTGCCATTTGGAGATTTCTTGAAGAATAGATTACCATCATAAGTGTTTAACGCAAGTTCTCCCAACGATAAATCTGTCGTTGCTGGATTCTTGCTCGCTACTGAAGAGCGTTTTATTAAAACTTTATTGGCCATAATAACCTATTCTATTTAGAAAACAATACTCAGTATATACTGAGATGGTGGGACTTACACCCACCATGTATTTATGATACTTTAATAAGTACCACCATCAATTTGGAAACCATCAAGAGTAGAAGTTGCTGCGCCAGCACCAGTAATGTTAGTACCAATATACATTGACTTAGCAACAGATAAACCACCAGACAATACAACTGGAGCAGTTCCAAGAGCGGAAGCATCAGTAGTAGAAGTGAAAGTCACATTACCAGAAGCAGCAACAGTAGTACCACTGAATGAAGAAGAAGTAATTGTTTTATTACTTAATGATTCAGTTCCTGCTAAAGTAGCAAGAGTACCAGTTGTTGGTAAAGTAACAGAAGTGTTAGCAGTTAATGTTAGTGTAGTTGAGTATGCGCCACTTAGTGTAAGAGCACCAGCAGTAGAAATATTACCACCAAGAGTGATAGTATTTGATCCGTTGTTTACACCAGTACCACCATAAGTTCCACTAATTACTGAACCATTCCAAGTACCAGTAGTAATAGTACCTAAAGTAGTAAGAGATGTTTGACCAACATAAGATGCAGAAATATCAATGTTATCAGCATTAACAGTAATTCTGTTAGATGTTCCGATTACATCAATTTGGTTACCAGTCTTAGTTAAACCAGCACCTGCAATAATTTGACCAGCACCAGAGAACTGAGCAAAAGCAAGAGCAGTTGTATCTAAAGTAATTGTGTTATTAGTTGTTAATACCCAACCAGAGTCAGCATTGACAGTACCTTCTTCAACGAAAGTAAACATACCAGCAGTAACTTCGTTGGTAGGAGCAGAGTTATCTGCATCAGTAGCACGAGTCAATACCCAGTTTGTGGAAATAGTACCAACTGTTGTAACAGTATAGATACCGTTATCTGCACCAGTTGATTGATCTTTAACAAGAACACGATCGCCAGCAGATAGTGGAACGCTATCAATAGTAATCGCAGCTTGAGTGCCAGAGTTAGTAAGAGTTTTACCAAGACCAGTTCCAGAAGCAGTTGCTGTTAAGTTACCAGTTGTAGCAACACGAACTGAATCTTTAATATCCAGTGCTTGTTTTACTGAATCAACATAACCTTTAGTAGCAGCATCAGTTGTTTGAGTTGGAGTACCAACTGAAGTAATACGGAAACCAGCAACATCAACAGTACCAGTGCCGTTAGGAACTAAGTTGACATTGGTATTTGAACCACCAGCAGTGAATGTTAGAGCACCAGTACCAGTAATAGAACCAGTTGTAGTACCAGTACCACCATACGCAACACCAACAGTATTACCGTTCCAAGTAGAACCAGTTGATAGTGTCTTGTTAGTTAATGTTTCTGAACCAGCAAGAGTTGCTAGAGTGCCAGTAGTTGGTAATGTTAGAGCAGTAGTTGCTGTAGCAGTTAATGTTACACCGAAAGCACCTGAAGTAGTAAACGCACCAGCTGTAGTTAATGTTCCAGCAAGAGAAATATTACCACCAAGAGCAATAGTTCTAGCAGCGTTCTGTACATCAATTGTTAATGCGCGACCAGCAGTTAAAGTAACTGAAGAAGTTGCGCCGATAGTAACATCAAACGCAGCAGAAGTATCGCGAATACCAAGAGTAGTAATTGCGCTATGAGTACCACCAGTAATAGTTGGTGTTCCGATTGCTGGGCTAGTACCGAATACTAATGCGCCAGAACCAGTCTCATCAGAGATAACACCAGCCAATTGGCTAGAAGTAGTAGAAGCAAACTGAGCAAGAGTACCACCTTGATAAGCAACAGTACCACCAGAACCGAATGCAGCAGAAGAACCATCAGTACCAGTGAAGGTTAGTGTATTGCTTGCTGTTAGAGTTTTACCGTTGGCAATAGTTAAAGTGCCAGTAGTTGTGGTGATTGTTAAACCATTAATACTAGTAGCAGTTGCAACACCAAGAGATGGAGTTGTTAATGTTGGGCTAGTAAGAGTTTTATTGGTTAAAGTATCTGTAGTATTACGACCAACCAATGTATCTGTTGCAGCTGGTAATGTTAATGTGCCAGAAGCAGTTGCCGATGCTTGAAGAGCAGTAGCACCAGAAGAAGAACCAGTTAAAGATAGAGTTGCGCCACCAGTTTGTAGTGTTAAGTTACCGCTGGTTGCCAACTGCATTTGACTGCTGCCGTTGACATAGAAACTTAATGGTAGATAAGTACCAGTTCCGTTGCGACCAGAAACCAACTGAACATCAGTTGATCCGTTAGTTGCGATAAGGATCTTACTAGCATTAGTTGGATCCACATTGTTTGTTGCTTGAATAGAAGCAGCAGTTGCAGTTCCGTTAGGTACAACATAGACACCAGTTGTTGCGTTGGTAGTTGTTGTTTTGATTAATGTTCTATTAGCAATAGTTGCATTATCAAAGTCGCCCAAAATTGTAGTGGCAAATGTTGGGCTAGTGATTGTTGGAGTAGCAAGCGATGGGCTAGTACCTAATACTAATGACCCAGAACCAGTTGAAGTTGTTGCGCCATCAAATATTGTTACCCAACTCTGAGAACCAGTAGAAGCAACAGTGAAGCATGCAGAAATACCAGCGTTAATTGTAGCAACTGCACCACCAGTAGAATCTTGAATTGTTAAAGCGCCAGTGCTTTGGTTGGTGATAAAAAATTCTTGACCAGCTGTTAAAGTAGCAGTTGATGGTAATTTAACAGTTTGAGTAGTCGAACCAGTAAAGAATTGGTTGGCAGAACTAGATGCTGTTAGAGTAGTAGTTGTTCCACCAGT